GCGTGTCGGGCGGGTGTATACGCACAAGCAGTCCCTTGACCGTTTCCGCAAGTTCAAGCGTTCCCGCTCGGTTCCTGCCTAAAACATAATTCGGATCGTGGTTCCACAATGCCCGCACGTCGTCGCGCTCCAAACTTTGCCGAAACGCGCCCGTTCGTATCTTTTCTTTGAACGGAAAAATCGCACCGAGGTCTTGGCTTAGACTGTCAAAAATCGCAGCATGTCCCTCTATGATGGGCAATCCACCCTCTGCGCTTGTATCAACCCTTAATTCGGTTATGCCCGCGCACCGTTGTTCTCTTTTGCTCATTCGGTGTTATCCTCCTTTACTCGTCCTCGGACAGCGTTGCTATCTGTCGGTTCCGTCGGCTTTTTCGCCTTTTTTTGTTTTGGTAATTCTTGCGGCGTTGGCGACGGTTGCGCCTCTGCCTTTGGTTGTGTTGTGGGCACTGTCATATTCCCGTTGACAAGGTAAACACCGCCACCTTCTATCGGATTCATGTCCTCGAGCTCGCGTATATCGTTTGCCGAAAGCCACCCGTTTTGCCTGCCTATCGCATACCCTTGCATTCTGCTTTGGTAGTCACCGCGCAAAAGCCCGTCGACATTAAACCGTGCGTAATATGTTTTGCGCTCCCATTCGTTCAAAAGACTTTTATAAACCGCTTGCTCGAAGCGCACTATCCACGGGCGCAGGGTGTGCTGCACACATTCGATTGATTGGTGCTCTATATTGCTAAACGTAGCCCTGTCAAGGTCGGCTATCATGTGCGGCGGAACTCTAAAAATTCGGCAAATCTCGCTTATTTGAAACTTGCGTGTTTCTAAAAACTGCGCCTCGTCGGGCGGTATACCGATTGTATGGTACTTGACCCCCTCCTCCAAAACTGCCACGCGGTGTCCGTTCCTGCTACCTTGGAACTGCGCGTTCCATGCCGACCTTAGTCGTTCGGGGTCTTTTACAACGCCCGCGGTTTCCAAAACTCCGCCCGGTCTTGCCCCGTTAGAGAAAAACTTCGCGCCGTACTCCTCCGTTGCCATCGTTAGCCCTATAGTCTGCTTTTCCTGCCGTATCGGCGAAATGCCTTTTATTCCGTCAAGAGAAAAACCCAAAACGTGAAAAATATCACTAGCCCTGTACTCCTTAACCGTGCCGTTCGGATTAGAATATTTGTATACAATCTTGTCGTCCTTGTCGCGACTTACCTCCATATTCTTTGGTCTTAAAAACCACAACGCTTTGACGTGTCCGAATTCGTCCCGTTCAATTTTTGCGTATGCATTACCCCATAAAAGCAGCGACGCAAACATCGCCTCGCGAAAATTGAGACTTGTCGTTTCCTCATTAGCAAGGTCATGTAAAACCCCGTATAAAGGGTGATCACGCGCCCTGCTTCGAATTTCGCCTTTTTCGCGTATCAAATGAAGCGGCAAACTCGCTATACTTTCGGCAATTACTTTAACGCAGGCATAAACCGCTGTTGTCGTCAGCGCGGTGTCCTCCGTTACCGAAACGCCCGCGCTCTCGTCAAGGTCGGTGCCGCGTATAAAGTCCGTGAGTTTTTGATTGGCGACCGTATCAGTGCCGCTGCGCTTTTCGCGCTTGCCAAATAGCCCCATACCCCTCCTTTTTTGAATGCAAAAACCGCACCCTGTTATGAGTGCGGCTTGCTTGTCGTTTCTTGTTATATTTTGTCGTTATGCCTCTATTATAAGCTCAATGCTCCATGCCCCGAGCTCCTCATATCCTTGAAGCTTTGTCAGCGTCACTAACGCTTCGCGTATCTCGTGCCACGCTTTGTTTTTGGGTGTAAACCCTGCTGTGAGTTCTTTGTAGCGCTCTGCCGAAATGGGCATATCAATGCAAGTTTCCGCTGCTTCACTCCCGCGTATCATGCGGTAGGTGATTAGCACATTGCGCACTGCGTTTTTGTCGTCTGCGTAATTGATGCCTGTTATCTTGATAAGCGTTTCCTCGTCGTCTTGCGGGTTAGTCGTTATAACAATCTGTCTGCCTTTGTAGTCCGCCTCAAAACAGAAGTCACCCGTATGTTTTAGGTTGTCTGCGTTTAATGCGCTTGCAAGTTCCTTTCCGTCGTTTTGTACTACCATGCCGATTTTATCTTTTAGTTTTTCCATTATTGTTTCCTCCTATAATTCCGAAAAAAGCGAATGCCCGAATGTTTGCCTGCATTCCCCGCAAAGCAAGTCTGCAAGCGTTCCGTCTGCTATATTGCCGCAGTATTTGCAAGTGTGTTTGCCCCTCGGTACAAGCTCGCATTCCGTCCACTTTGCGTCGGGTTCATTTTGTTGCATTATCTGCAAAACACTTTCCGCCGTGTAGTCGCCGTCAAATTTGACCGTGCCTATCTCTTTATCGCTTCTTAAAACAAATTTTGCCATTGTCGCCTCCTCCTCAAATTGCCTTGTCGGTGTCAATTAAATTCACCGTCTGCCGTATGCGTTTTATTGCATCCTCGTAACTTCCGCTGTTTAGTACATCGTCGCGCAAATCGTTGTATGCCGTTATGAGCATCGCTTTTCGCATTGCTCTCTGAACTTCGCCGAGTATTGCATAAATGTTGCCGCCTGCGCCTCTACTCGCTATCGTGACCGTTATTCTTTTTTCCATGTTTTTACCTCCGTGCTGTTTTGTCAGGACAGACAGTATAAGAATTTTGCGACGAAGTCAAGGGCTTTTTTGCAAGGATTTGAACCTTTCTTAAAGCACCAAAAGGTCGCGCCCGTCATACAATTTTCCACTGCCTCCGCCCTCGTTTTTAAGTGCGCGGTCGAGCGCCATAATGAGGGCAACGGCTCCGTCTATTCTTTCCGTGCTCTTTGACTTGTCGGGCTTTATGTTGCCTGCCTCATCGGTCTTTACGAACACGTTGTCCATCATCCAACGAAGCGGCGGGTTTTTGCCGTGGGCGATTCTCTTTTCCAAAACTAACCGCATGAGTTCCTTTGTCGGCGAATTCATCGAAAGAAAACCTTGCCGAAACGGAACCGTCGTAAACCCGCGCCCCTCTAACCGCTGTATTGTGTGCGTCGCGTTCCACATATCCGCTGCTATTTCTTTTATGTTGTATACCGAACCTAAATCATCAATAAACTGCTCTATAAACCCGTAATCAACAACGTTACCCTCTGTTGTTTTTATGTACCCTTTCTTTTCCCATATATCGTATGGGACATGGTCGCGTCGCACTCTTTGCGCGAGCGTGTCCTCGGGCACCCAAAAGAACGGTAATATCTTGTACGGTTCGTCTGCCTCAACGGGCGGAAAAACTAAAACAAGTGCCGTAACGTCCGTTGTCGCTGAAAGGTCAAGCCCTGCATAACAAATGCGCCCGTGAAGTTCCGCCGCGTCTACGACTGCGTCGCAAGCGTCCCACGCTGCCATCGGCATCCACCTTGTGTGTTGTTTGACCCACTCGTTAAGTCGCAGCTGCCTAAATAAGTTTTCTTCGGCGGGATTGTCCTGCGCCTCGCGGAAGCTTTGCCTAAGTTTATCAATAGCAACTGTTACCCCTAATGACGGATTTGCCTTGTACCAGTTTTTCTCGTCAGTCCAGTCGTCACCGTCCTCAAGCCCATATACTACAGGGTAAAACGACGGGTCAATCTTTCTGCCCTCTATGATGTCCTTTGCCTTTTGGTGCACTTCCCAACAAATGCTGTTGCGGTCAATTCCTGCGGTAGTTATAAGGAAAAAAAGCGGTTGCCGCCTTGCGTCGCCTGACCCGTGAAGCATAACGTCGTACAACGCTCTGTTTGGTTGTGCGTGCAATTCATCAAACACCACGCCGTGAACGTTTAGTCCGTGCTTGGTATAAGACTCTGCACTTAAAACCTGATAAAAACTTCCCGTGCTCGGGTATGTCAACCGCTTTTGTGACTCTAATGGTTTGAGCCGTCCTTTTAGGCTTGGGCACTGCTTAACCATATCAAGTGCAACGTTAAAAACAATGCCCGCCTGCGATTTGTCTGCCGCGCATCCGTAAACCTCCGCGCCTTGCTCGCCGTCTGCGCAAAGCAAATATAACGCAATCGCCGCCGCAAGTTCCGATTTACCTGCCTTTTTCGGCACCTCTATGTATGCCGTGTTATACTGCCTGCTCCCGTCGGGTTTTAATGTTCCGAATATTTCCCTAACGATTTTTTCCTGCCACGGTAAAAGCGTAAAGTTCTTGCCGTGCCATATTCCTTTTGTATGCTTTAGTTGATTTATGAAAAGTACGGCGCGGTCTGCCGCTCGCCTTTCCATTTCTTGGTGTTTGCTAAGTCGCGCCACATCCGCTTACTCCTCCTCTAAAACTTTTTTATACGGTATCTCTAGCCCATCTCTTAACAAAAAAACGTCCGCATCATCTTTTGTTTGCTCAATATAACGCTTTACCGTCGTATCACAATATTTTGGGTCGAGTTCGACTGCATAGCACCTGCGCTTGAGTTGGTCTGCCGCAATTAGCGTTGACCCGCTCCCGCTGAAGCCGTCATAAACAAGCCCGCCGTGCCGGCTGCTGTTATATATGAGTTCTGCACAAAGTTTAATCGGC